AAAACAAACGCAGAAGAACCGCAACTTAAATAGCTTGACCCATCAAAGTAATTAGACCAATTAGACCCATAAGGCGAGAAAGAACCCTGTGTTGGAACGCCATTACGGGTAATGCTTAAAGTGTTTGGACCGCTATCTAAAAACGTATTGTTCTGTGCGCCATTAGTCCCATCACCATGCAACAACATAGCGACATAATTAAATTGACCATCTGGTGGTGTTCCAGATCCATCAGTTTTAGATGCTGCAAACATTTATCAACCTTTATGGCGTGTAGTTTTGTGCAACATTAACACCATACCAATTTGTGCCATCAGCAAAAAAAGAATAAATATCTTGTCTGCTTGCAGTAGATGTAATTGTTGGTGCAGTACCGCCAGGCCACTTAACTGTTGACCAAGTAACTGTTCGTGAGCCAGTTCCATCTTGTTTTAAAAACAAAATAAAAGACTTACCAGCAGTAGCTGTTGGCATCGTAATAGTTGCAGTACCTGTTAAGGTAATGATCTGTACTGTGCCATTTGTCAACGCTAATGTGATTGCAGTTGAACTATTGGCTGTAAAAGCTGTCTCTGTGTAGTTTGTAACCGCAGGGTTAGTCAATGGTTGACCTGACGGCAAATTAGCCGTATCACCACTTTGAAGCTCTTGTATTGTTGTTCCGCTAAGAACTAATGGGTATTTCGCTGCCATAAAAATCCTTACGTTATGCCAACATTAGTAGTTGATCCACCAAATGTTAATACAGGCAAATATCCATTTGCAACAGATATGTTTACTTGTGAACCTGAGAAATCAGTAACTTGCAAATAAGAGAGCATATTGTCTCTATAAATAGCTTTACCTGCTGGATAAGATACAAAAACATCCTTTGTACCTGCGGATAAATCAACAGCAGATCCACCACTTGAAGAGGCTAAAACAGTTGTTCTGGCTAATGTTGTGCCAGAAGATGTGTATGTGCCAATTCCAACTTCCCATTGGCTTCCACCACTTGAGCTTATTGCGTAATAGGTAGTGTTTCCATTGCCAACAACCGAGAAAGATTGGAAACCAGTAGCTGCGCCAGCAAGGGTAAGCGTACCCGTTCCTGTCGTAGTAGTAGTTTCCTTTACACGATCAGCAATTACTAATGCCATGATTAACTCAATGTAACGTCAAGATCACCAGCAGGTATACGCAAAATATCACCAGTTGCAATGGTTTTATTTGCTGTCAAATCAGCAAAGGCAATCATATTGCCAGATGTTATGGCATCAAATATTGCAATGGCAACAATCGTTCCCCAAGTTCCAGTAGCAGCATCAAAATCAATGGCTGATGTATTTGTCGCCAATGTTCCTGTTCCACTTACTGTAAAAGCAGCAGATTTACGGGCATATCCCATACCAGTAATTTCTGTTCCACCACCAGCATCAGTCGGGGCGGTAGTAAACAAGCCAACATACAAAGTTGTAGGCGAGGTATATGCTACGTTAGTGAAAACGTGTTTAAGGATCTTGTCCTCAAGATAATCTGTAAATGAACCAGCCATATATCACCCCAAAGATCGGGCACGAACAATCGGAGTAGAAGCAACAGATGCCCTTTGATCTGCTATTTCTATGTCGCCCAAGGAGTTGGTATATAACTGACTCCATGTGGCAAGACGCTCATCGTCTTTCAAGTATGGTGTTGCTTCAACTAGCGCACCATACAAGTACAAGTCTGGAGCATAAGCTAGGAGCCAGTTGCTTGTGTTTGCATCACTTAACGCAGGAATCTTACCATAATAAGTTAATTCACCTGTATAACCAGTATCAGGTGTTGGGATAACTTCTATCTGAGTTCCAATAATTGTATAAAACTGAGGTCTGCCAACAGTAATGTAATTATTCTGTGAGCCGTAATCACCCTGATTTTGAGTCACATACTGAAGATATGTAATTGGATTTGTATTCAGTTGGAACTCTTTAGCCTGTAAGAAATCAGAAGGGAAGGCAAAATACTGAGTATCTAAAGTGGCAGTCGCACGTTTGACCATCTGGCGAACACGCAACTTACGATTAAATTTAGCCTCTGCCAAAGTGATAAATGAAGGAATGACAGACGTTAAATCATCCCGATTCAGATAATCAGCAATGGTTGTTTTTAATCCGCTAAAAGTATCAAGTGCCATTTTCTACATCCCTACACATTAATGTATGCTCATGTTTGTATTCAAATGTGCCAATGTGAAAGATCTCTTTAGAAAGATCTTGGTCAACAAATGTTTTGTGTCCGTTCTCAGCGGCTCTACGGCAAAACCATACATCTTCACCAATGTAGTCTTCCGCAGCAGGAACCCAAGGTATAGCAAACCAAGGATATTCCATAGATTTATAGACTTCGGATTTAACAAGCATTACACCCATTCCGCAGTAGTCTACTTCAACAAGTCCTGTCGAATCGTCCTCAGTATATACCCTATTGACAAATAAAGCATCCATATCTGGAGTATTTTTCTTTACCGCAATAGGCTCTGTAGGAAATCTGCGCTTGGCATAATTTCCACAGACAATTCCCTTATCTCTTTCCAATAGACGAATAATCATGTCCTTTGGAAACCTCATATCGCTATCTAGCCACATTGTGTGAGTGCAATTAGCTTTAACTGCATCTCTGGCTAAGTCCTGACGCTGTGAGGATAATAGTGTTCCAGAACTAGTGTAGATCACTACTTTATGGTTTGTTGTGCCTACAGTAAAGCCAACTAATCGGGCTAAATCATAAGCAAATCCAGCATTAACAAAGTCCCGTGTTGGAATCAAAATTCCAATGGTCTTACTATCCATTAAACTTCTCCAGGTCTTGTGCGAAATGCACGATTATCAGGGTCATTCAACCATCGTTTCATGTAGGCTTGGTCATCAAGCTTACCTTCTGCTTTCATCTGATAATACAAAGCCATAGGAATAGATGCCACATGATGCAGATCACCCTTCCAATTAGCCTTCTCATCAAATGAGTTAAATCGTTCTTTGTTTGCTTCTACTACTTCAGTAGCATCAATAATAGTTTCAATGGTTGCCTCATCTTTGGCTTCATCATAATGCCAAAGTTTTTTGGTTCCCATTTCTAGGTTGGTGTCAAAGATTTTTGTAGTCATAAAAAAAAGGGTGGGTTATTAGCCCACCCCTTGCATTTCAGATTAAGTCTGAATTGTAGTGTTCAAGTCGTAGACAGCTCCATGAGCCTTCTCATTCTTGATCTTCAAGCCCCACTCACACAAGAGCATACGCTTCTCGGCATCACCTGTCTTAGCCAGTTCAACTGTCTGGAAGGGACGCAGATAAGCAACGCTTGCGTACTCAGGATCAAGCACGAAAACATCACGATCACGTTGGAACCTGTTGGCAACAATGCTCACGTTACCGAAATCGCTAACATAAATGTCTGCGGCTCCGATGATTGTTGAAGGCTTAGGACCTGTAACATTGAAACGCTGACCAGCAATACCAGCCATCTTAGACAAGTTCTGCTTGTTAACAGGACCAGCCATAACGATAGATGGTGAACCACCTTCTGTCCACACCTTCTGGATTACGTCTTTCAGCAATGCTTCGCTGAATGAACGCAAGTTACCTGCTGTAGAGTCTGTACGAGCTGCATCAGGAATGGTTGTGTAAGAAGGATCAGAACCACCAGTACCTTCGTTGGTATTGGTCTTCAAGAAGGCCAACAATGCGCCTGTTTTACGGGCAGCGGATGTAGAACCAGCAGTAGCGGCTTGGTTGGCCAACATTGTTGCCTCCATGTCACGCTTAATTTCTGCGGATTTTTTAGCCATTTGATAGCTCAATTCTGAGCGGCGGCCTGCTTTATCAACAGACTCCAAAGTGCCAGAAATGATTACATCTTTACGGCTAATCTGAGTGTAGTTACCCAAACGAACTGTAGCAGTTGCTGCTGTGAAAGAAGTGATGTCATCACCCTCGATCTGAGCATTAGTTGTGATAGCGGCAGCGAGGTCATCTGTTTGCCACTCAAAGAAAGTATTGGTTACGTTCTCACGACCAACATTAGACATGAATGGAGTCTCTTCTGGAGAGATCTGATAGATAACATTTGAAAGATCTTCCCGAACACCCTTCGCATCAAAGCGGGTGTAGGTGTTTGTAATAGCAGCCATGATAATTCCTTAAATAAATTTCTCGAAAAGGGATGCGGCATCTCTGACGCTTCCAGTTTGTGCAAGACGCTTTTTTGCGTTATTTATATCACTCGACTTAGAACTCACGCTACCTGCTGAACCAGGAGTGACCATCTTCGGGGCTTTTTTAATCTTTGCTTGGAATTCTGGACGCTTACTCATCATCTGGTCATACTTCCACGCCTTATGGAGTGCAAGCAATGCCCGTGAATCTGTAATGCCGTTCAGTTCCTGCTCTGAAAAACCTAAATTCTGACCATACTCCAACAAAGCTTTGCCTTCTGCTTTGGCTTTTTCGGGAGAACTCCATTCTGGAATTTTCTCTTTCAACCGAGACACCTCGGTAGCCATGATTTGTTGCAAAGTCTTTTGTAGTTCAGCTTGACGCATTTGCTTAAGACGCTCTTGCTCTGCTTGAACCGCATATTTCTGTTGTTGCCTACGCTGATGTGATGTCCATTGACGGGCATATTCAGTTGGGTCTTCAACTTCTAATCGGTTCCAATCAGGCTCTTGCGGCTCAAACTCTTGCAGTTTTTGCTGTAATTGTCCTAATACCTGCGAGTATTGTTCACGCTCTTCACGTACTTGCTGAAACTCAGACTCGACTAATTTGCGCTCTTCTGCGAGTTTCTGCGTTTTCCGTGTGTAGTCAGCTTCACGTTGGTAGCCTCGGATAAGTTCATCCTTCGGGACTTCGATTTCTTTGCCATCAACTTTGACAACAAACTTCTCATCCCTAGGAGCTTCTTCTTCAGCTTCCTCTTCTTCGCCTTCTACTTCCTCGGAAGATTCCTCTGTTTCATCTTGCGTCTCCGCAGATTCCACTTCCTCAGACTCAGAATCAGGTTGCCCCTCTTCTGGTTGCGCCTCTGCACCAGTGTCAACACCCTCTTGAGCGTCTAGCATAGTAGCAAAGCTTTGCGCTGCTTCGTTCACTGTAATCGAACCGACTGCGTTTGCGTTATCGGACATATTTACCTCTTAGTTTAACAATCATTTGTTTGGGGGTCTACCCCGTCTACGTACGAGGGCAACTTCTGCCATCTTGCCTGTATCCATAACAGAGCGTAGTTTTGCTCTCAGAATATCAACTGTTGTCAGAAGCAAGTAAGCTTGCTCTCTGATAGGGTTTTCCATTAACTTGGAATTCCTAATCTCACGATAACAATCGTCTTCAATTCGTTTAAGCATTTCATTGAGAAGTTCATCCTCAAGAAGTAACTTAGCTCTGTCTCCTCTTGCGAGGTTAATTTCTAGATCGTCCATTTACATCATTGGTTGGGGCTGTTGAGGGACTTGCGTCTGGCTCATTGCAGCTTGTTGTCTGATTAATTCTCGGTCTTTATTCATTGCGGCATTAATTTCCGCACTTTGAATTTGTACACCATATTTCAATTCTAGCTCATATCTACGCAAAATACCATCTTGTTCAATACGATCACGCTCACGATCATCAGACATAATCATTTTTTGGCGCTCTAAATCCAATTCAGCCGCTTTCTTTTCAATATCAGCTTGAATGGCTTGAGCCTGAACTTGAGCAAGTACTTCCTCTGGGGTTGGCTTTGGAGGAGGTGGTTCTGGCAACTGGAAGTCAACAGGTAATTCATTAAAGTAATTCTGCGAATCCTTAATACCTGCCAACTGCAGAAGTTTAGTTAATGTGTTTGTATACTGTGGTAAAGAAACAACAGGATTATTAACTCCAGTTTCTTTGAGAATCATTTCCTGACGCATTGCCACTTGATTCAATATATTAATTTTGTCTTCAAGAGTGCCATCACCAACACCAACATTAACGATTACATCCATATTGGCATCCCATGAACGGGGGTCAATCGGGACAAATGTATTACGCAAACGAATCATTCGCTCTTTATCTTGATTCTCAATAACGAGTTTCAAAATACCAGTAAACAACTTACGCAAACCAGTTTCAGCAAAGGTTCTGGCAATCATCTCAATGTGCTGATGTGCAGCATTAACAGTCGCAGATACTGCGGCTTTGGTAGTGCTTTGCAATGCGTCTGCATCTAAGCCAGAGGCGGCCTTAGAAATGCCTGTACGGGTCTGTTTAATATCATCCAAGTAGTCAAGCATTGGGAATGCTGCCTGACCAACAAATGGAGTGGTAAAGGGCTGAACCATACCTGGCGCTCTCATGCGAATAACAGCACCAACTTCTGTATTAAGGACGTCATCCATGTTGGCCTGTCCCTCAACAATCGCTGTGCGAGGGTTAATAGCTTGAGCCAACGAGTCTAGGATGCCACGTTGGACACTTGACTTGATGCGCTGAATGTCCATGACCACATCAGCAGGACACATACCAAAGAAGGTATGGGGTTCTGGATCAGGACAGAAGTCAGCAAATTGTCGTTCAGCAACAATCTCATTACGCATGACTTTATTGCCAGTACCAACTGTGCAAATCCTACGCATCTCAGCAATGCCATCGCCATCAAAGTCTACCTTCAAGTAGCCTTCAATGTACAGAACACTCTTGCTTGATGGATCACCATTGTTTGCAGTACTGATAACGGCAAACGGGTTTCGGGCGGTATATTCTTCATTGTTGTCAAAGTCATTACCATTGCCAGCGACTTCAACCATTTCATCGTAGTCATAGCCCATTGCGACTAGATCGGAGACAGTCTTCATAGTCCTGTGGCCTACAAAAGTAGCCTCATCAATAGACTTTGCTCTGCGGTCAATCAAGAACTCTTCTGGAGGCAATGCTTCAATCTTTACCTTACCTGATTTGATTCTGCGCTTGATCTCCACATCGTACATCATAGGTGGAGGAGTCATAATTCCTTGGGCAAGATTCTGTTCTGCCATGCCAGGAATCGGATACTCACGCACCGCAGAAATCTCAATATCTGGGTCTTGAGTTAGGAACATCATTGTCTGTTCATCAAGCATAGAGAATGACTCAGCCTTAACTTCAACAGACTCATCCCACCAGTACTTTACGATACCGCACTTGCGTACCAAAGCATCTTTAAATGCTGAGTGCAAAATCTTAAAGCCTGGGTTATCACGCTTGAAAATAAAGTCAACATAGTCTGTTGCTTGTTCGGCAGAAGCAATGTCTTCTGGTCCTTGGGGTGCGAACTCAACCACACGCTCTGGGCCAAAGAAAATACGCATCAAGCTTGGCAAAATGCCTTGCACAGTATCACGTACATCCATTGAAACTACTTGTGAGCGACCATCTTCTTCGTTGCCAAAAGGCAAGCCATAGTAGTATTCAGTAGCTAATGCACGATTTCCACCAATGTCATCATCAATGAATGAGATTGCATCATAAATTTCAGAAGAAAAAACGCCTTGAAGTTCTTCTTCTGACATTACCTCATCATCTTGCATCTCACCTTGCAAGGTTTCTGCCATCAACATTGGGTTTTCTTGTTTCATTTTAAATCCTTATCGACCGCCAATATAGGGAAGAAGTCCCTGTGATGCACCGCCATAACCTTGGAGCAATGATGGTATGCCACCAACATAATTACTACCCATACCGCCACCAATACGAAATTGTTGAGGAGCCATCATTTGCTCATCTTGTTGACCTTGGGGGCTAAACGAATATTTGTATGCGCTTGACAACATATCGCCAGATGTAGAGTTAGGATTGGTAAATGTATTGTAGGCTTCCATAGCAGGAGCCATTGTTTGGTTGATAGCATTACCTGCAACATTTCCCATTTGTTGCCCAAATGACATTGGAGGTGGAGCCATTTGTGGTGGCTCTATTAACTGTAAAAGCCCAGGAGTTGGCATACCATCTGGCATTGATAATGAAGCATCAATTGGCGGTGCTGATAATGATGTCGCAATCTCTGGAGCTGCTGTAGCGGTTGCCGCTTCTGCCGCTGCCGCTGCTTCTGCCAATGCCGCCTCTTCAGCCAAAGCTGCAAGTAGATCAATCATGACTCATCCTCCATGTCGTATTCGGTCTTAGCCATCATCAACATATTCTGCTGATTCTTGGTCATCTTCTTAGTGATAGGGCCACCAGATAGCCATGCTGAACAGGTACGCTCACCTGCACATTTAAAGTCAAACAGTTCACAGTAGCCTAGATTAGCCGCACCTTGGACATCTTTGGCATAGCCATCAGTCTCTTCATCAATACCTTTTAGGATGCAGTCAAGCATCTCAGGTGTTTGGATAAAGGCAGCACAGTTACCGCAACGCATCTCTTGGACTTCATCAATAGATACTGTCCACATATCAGCTAGGTTCTGCCAGTACTCTTCGTTATCTTCTTCTGGGTTGGCAGGACCATAGTCAACATTCTTGATCGCCCAATTACGATTCTTTAGGTTGACCTTGATGTCATAGGTAGCGATAGGGCAGTTCATGTTTACCACTTTACTTTGTTTGCCCAAAATGCTGCACTCATCTTGCCTTTGGCAATGTTCTGAGCGTGACGGGCTTTAAATGCTTCGTTTCTTTTAGATCCATCAGGACTACCAGAAACACCTTGTTGACCAAAACGAATTAACTTTACTTCGTCACCAGATTTAGCCAGTACTGCGTGACTCTTCTTTGGGTGGTTAGGAGTTTTCTTTGGCTTGTTGTAGCCAGAGAACTCTTCTGAACCACGCTTAATCATTTCTTTTTAGCAGTCTTAGCCGCTTGCTTAAAGTCTTTAGCAGTAGGCGC